GCCGGCACCAGATTCGCCAGCAAACACAGTGACCTTGCCCAGGGGAATGCCTCGATTAAAGTCACCAGAAATGAGAGAGTTTAAGGCAAAGTTGCCCGTGGAGATCCAATCTGTGGGATCGTTGAAGCCTATGGAAAGGCCGTCAATACTTTTTGTAATTTCCTTGCGGAACTTACTTACATCAAATGGTTTTGCCATGTATCACCTAATAGAGAATGGAACGCAAGGGTGTGGTACCCTTGCGTGGTTCAGTAGTTATTACTTGTTCTGACGAGCACGAATCATTGCCAGAATGTCTTGTGCGTTGCCGGCAGGTTTTGCGGCTTGCACAGGAGCACTGGCTGCGGGTGCGTCATCGGTATCAAAGGGAGGATCCTCATCAACCACTGCAGGCTTGGCTGCAGGAGCAGGTTTAGACGCTACTGGTGTGGCATTAGAGGTCTCGTCATCAGCATTATGGCCAGCCCCGCTACCGGCAGGTGCTTGGACACCAGCAGGTCTAAAGTATTGTCCCCAACGCTCAGTGTCGTAAGGTTGACCATCTACACTTGCTTCGAACATCTCTTTGATGACCTTGAGCTCAACATCACCGGGCTTCTTGGGCAGGAATGTGCTCAAGTCATACAAGCCGTGTTTCTCAATGGCTTCTTGTTCGGCTTCGGTCAATGCACTCTCTTTGCGAGCCCACTTTGAACCGTTGTAGTCAGCAAAGCCGCCCTTGCTGCCTTTGGTGATGCGGAAGTCCAAACCGCGCAGTGCGTCGGTTGGCAGTTCTTCCAACTCAGGATCCATCAACGCACCTTTGATGGTGGTGAAGATTTGAGGACCAATGATGAATCGACGAATGGGATTCTCGGGTGTCTTGTCGTCGGCAAGAGGATTCTCACGAACAAAACCTTGGAAAATGTAGCTACGTTTTTTCCAGTACTTGCGACCCATGTCCTCAAGACTTTTGTCTTTGAACCAAGTACGCACTTCTGCCAGGATTGGGCAGCTCTCGCCCCACATCTCAACGCAAGGTACTTGAACCATAACTTGCTTGCTATCCATTTCGCCTTTGACGCCAGCAAAAGGCAAACGAATCATTGCTCGTTCAATCCAAAAGAATGTGTTTTTGCTGTTGCCATCTGGGAGGAAGCGTAGTGTGGCCGATTGACCTTCTTCCATGTTCCAATGTGGGTAAATTGAGTTGTCCCCACCGGTGGATTGCCCACCTTGTTTGTTTTCTGCTGCCTGTAAACGTGCGCGAATTTCTGCTAATGATGCCATAGTAATTTCTCCTTAAAGTTGCCTATGTTATGTTGCCTATCTAATAATTAGATCTTAGTTGCCTGTGATACAGAACAAAAAAGCGCATACACAAGACTTAGTATATGCGCTTTTGCTGTCTGTGTCAATGTTATTTATATCATTTCGACAAAGCCAGTGTTTTTAATCTCGCCAGAGGATCTTCGCTTTCGTAGTAGCTGCCCGTGATGGCGCCATTGTAGTTCATTGGATCTTGTTTGGCCTGTCCCCATTGATCGCCTTCTTCGAGTTCGCCTTGCACAGGTGCTACCGAACCAGCCACTGTGGTTTCAGTAAAGTATGGACTATCGGCCTCGTCCATTTGATGTCCATATTTTTGTTCCAGCCGATCAACCACGCGATCCAGGATCTGCTCAAAGTCGTCGTCTGGATGCAGTCTGTAATCAATGGCCACATCCTCGTACTCTTTCTGTAGCATTTTAGATACGTATTGTTCTTCGGGCGTGGTAGGACTGGTCAGTAGGTTGTAAGGGTCCGCATTGCCATCAATGATGTTTTGGATAATAATGTCAACGTCGGCCATGCGACTTTCTTTGAATTGCTCTTTTCCAATTGCCATGCCAATGTTATGAAATTCTTTGTTCATTTTGTCAGCGGAATCTGCGTAATGAACTGCGTCTGGACTTTTACCTTGCTGGATGGCAGCGGTTGCAGCAGGCCCGAACTGCTCTTCTGCCACACCTTGTTCTGGTTGTTCAGCACCGCGTTGTGTGATAGCAGTGGTGTCAACACCTAGTTGCCCCAATCGGCCGACAATCTCTGCGTTGTCCCAAATGTTTGAGTTAGGATCAGCATCTGCTGCGGCAGAAATCAAATCAAACAACTGATCGTCTCCTACCAAATCATACAGTTGTTCGGTGGCGTTGGTACCGTCGGGTCCAGCAATCAGCTCTGAGCTCATGAGTTTTTGTAGTCGGGCTTCTTGTTCGGGTGTGTCTGGCAGTGCCCATGTGCCTTCGGCCATGTTGGCAATCCAGTTTTCAAATACTTGAACTTCTTTCATTGCTGTTCCTTGTTGTATTTTGGCCAGCAACGGAAGTGCAGATTCAATTCTGGCATCTAGTGTTTGTTCTACAAACAGGGTTTTGATATCTTCTACTAGAGCATCTTCTGAGTTGATGTCAGCAGGGCTCCAGGATTCAAAGTAAGCACTGTATCCGCGGCTGCTGCTTAGGTGCTTGAGATTTTCTTGCAGAGTTTGATAGTAACTTTGTGCAGACTCTACCAAGGCAGCAGTGGAGCCTTCAAATACTCGGCTTTGGCTAGCACGATTGAATCGGGCCAGCAAATTCATTTCTGTGACTATTTCGCAAATATGGCTGCCACGAATGTCATAGGGCTTGCCACCTTGGCGCACATGTTCCAACATGGCACGACCACCAGCCAGTTTGGTAAATGGCAGCTTGAAACGCTCACCATCTGCTGTTTCGATAAACAAGCTCTCTACATAACGATAACGCTTGTCGTTTTCGCCCAGCATGCGATTGTGTTTGATTACCAGTCGAGCTGAGGTTTGCTCGCCCATGTAGCTGACCTTGCGTGTTCCGTAGTAGCCCTCAAACAGACCTTCCTTGATGGCGGCCATTCCTGCCATGGTATGCTTGAGTTGATTGATGTCCTTGGGACTCCAGGTGTATCTGTGCTGTGTGGCAAAGTTGCTCATTTGCTCCAGGAATTTGAACCACTCGTTTTTGTCGTCAGGGTTTTCCATGCTACGGCCCAGGTTGTCCCCAAAGAACAACTGTAGATCATTTTGATCTCCCAACACAGCCACTGCTGTGCCGTAGTTTTTGCCCGACTGTGCTACCCAATCAAAACTAAACACCACTGCTTCGCCGGGTGCAGAATCGCGCCCTGCTTCATCAGTGTACTTTGGGTCAAAGTTTTTGGTTACCAGTAGGTCTGCTAGGTCTTGGGATATTGTTTCTGTTGCCATAGTCATTTATTTACCGCATTATGCTGATGAAAGGCATCGGCTCTACAATGTTGTCAGTGTGGTCTTTCAAGTGAACGTCCAGTTCTGTGTGAAAACTCTGTAACAACATAAACATACGCACTGTCAGCAACGTGCTCATCACAAGATCGTCTGTTTCTCCGGGCTTGGCAGCATAGCTGGCACCGTTGGCCACAAAAGTTTTGAGTTCAGAAATTAGACTTTTGCTCTTTAATTTCATGCGCCCAGATTCTACCAGTATTTTGAACTTGTTACAGGCAGTGAGTTTGGCTTTGTTTGTGGTGTTGAATCCCTTGCGGAACTTGCGCATACTACCGGTCACAGAGTTGTCGCTGAGGAAGTAGCCAGGAATGTTGTCCTCGCCGTACTCTGCGATTGAGATTAGAGCGGCTTCGCCAATGGTATTGTTTTCCACACTGTAATAAATGCTATTTTGATCTTGTATTACATCATTGATTTCTTTGATGATTGTGGCCAAGATACGAACTTGAGTAGGAATGTCTGTTTTGTTGTGGCGCCACTCTGCTACCTGTTCAGTGGATTCTGCTTCAAACACTTGTATGGCAGCAGGATCTCCGCCTGTGCCCAAGCTGGGATCCAGTCCAACCACATACATCTTGCCCTTTTGTGGTTCTTTGTACCAACGCACCTGTCCCGACTTGCGTATGGGTTCTATGCCTTCGAGGTCAATGAGCTTGGTAGGAGCAATCAGCGTTTCGTCATTGATAACAAATTCACATTCCATTTCTCTGCGGAAACGATCTTCGCCCAGCTGTGCTAACTGCTCTTTGCCCCACTCTTCGTCACGGTCCGGGTGTTCGCGCCAGTCGCTACGGAAAGCACGAAATCCATTTATGCCTAACCCGTCGGGACGAGTGTTACCAAACTCATCCTCAGTTTTGTTGGCACCTTTCCACAGGTAAGCAAACTGATCTTCATCACTGTTGGGAGTTGATGTAATAATTGCTTTACCACCAGTGGCCAAAGTAGGAGAGATAGAAGTCCAAAACTCTTTGGCAATTGTGGGTCTAACGAACGCAAATTCGTCAGCGTACATCAGCGAGATACTCATACCCCGGCCTGTTGTTTCGGTTGTGGTCTGACTTACAATACGTGATCCGTTTTCAAATTCCAACGATCATTTGTTGTAACTGGTACAGCCTGCACGAATATGATTGGGGCACAGTTCATAGGCATAACGAATACGCTGCATGATTTCTTGTGCGCCAGTGTATTTGTGTGCGGCTATTAGAATAGTTGAGTCAGGCACAAACATGGCATACCACAACAAGTATCCGGCCGCCGACGTCGACTTACCTGTTTGTCGAGGCATGAGGCTAATGGAGAAACGATAATTGTGATATGTCTTAATCAGTCTCTTTTGATAGTCAAAAGGATGATACAACATCTTGCCCCGGGTGGGGTGTTGGATGTAGAAAAAATGATCCATGAAATAGATTGGACCATCCACTGGGTCGGCACACAGCGCAAATTCCTGAAGTTCCTGGTCTGTGTAAACTTCTTTTCTGTGCGGTGCCTTGACCAGTGTTGTTTCTTGTTGCTTGGGTAGGTTAATCATTTGCCTTGCCGCACTTGGCACGTTTGGCATTGGTCAGTGCTCCATAGTCCACTGGCCACTCTTTGCCTGGTGCCAGTTCAACAGCTCCAGCAGGGAAAGCATACTTGACACCAGCTGACTCTTGAATGTTGGCCACTGGCACACGGAATTTGGTCAAGTCGTTGCCCAAGTTAACGTATGGCTTGGTATGTGGGAATCTCCAACCTGCTATTTCTTTCGTGGCATTGTTGATCACAATCTTGTAGTAGCCGTTGGGCACAATGATTCGTCCGTTGGCAATGAATTCATCTTTGGGCCCATAGAAAGCACCCACATAGATTGTGTAGGGCTGATTGCGTTGTACTGCCCAGCCACGAACCGATGTTTCCAGCAGTTTCCAGATGCCGCGATTCAAGCTGCCGTGTTGTGGATACATATTGGTCATTAGGAATGATTCATACTCTACAATCTGACTCCAAGATAGGTCACCATCGGGTGCTGCATGTCCCTTGTCGTAGCCTGTGCCAGCATAGTCACCGGGTGTGGCACCATGTCCACCCAGACTTTGGTCAGCAACAAAAGCATTGGTACGTGGGAAGCAACCCAGTGCATTTTGTGGCAGCAGCGTGTAGGCCACATAAGCAGGAATGCGCACAGGAGCGTCATAGGCTACCAAATACGCTTCGCGGCAGATGGGCTGTGTTGGTCTTTGTGTTTGTGCAAATCCATAAGGGCTGTGTACTTGACAGCTCGAGACTGGCAGTGGAGCACGTTGTTCCCAGGCTGTGGCAGCAAACGACACTGCCAACAATAACAAGGCAAATAATTTTTTCATAAAGTCCTCTTTAATATGAGTAGTTTATTTAGTGATTGGATATTGCTTGTAGAGCCAGTCCAGTTCGTTTCGGTCATGGGTTTGATACCAGCCTTTGCCGGTGTACACATCCAACACCATCTGGAAGTATTCTTCGTACATCTGTGCCACGCGATCCATGGTAAAGTTCATTGCCCAGGTTCTGCAGGCATGCGGATCAATGCGATCAATGTTTTCGGCGGCCCAGCAAAACTGTTCAAAGGTTCTGCAACGATATCCAGTGATGCCATGCAAGTTGTTTTCAGAAAAGCTGCCCCAGTCTGTGGTAATGGTGGGTGTGCCAGACATCAGCATTTCAATTTGCACACCGCCAAATGGCTCAATGTATTGGCTGGCAATGAATGCACCTTTGGCTCGGCTCATCAATTGCCGGCGTTTGACTACATCAGCATAGCCCACAAATTCTACGTGTGGAGGAAATTCCGTGTTGTCAGGATTTTGTCCAGCAATCACTAACCGGGCACCAATGGCTTCTGTAGCCTGAATTGCAATGTGTGTACCCTTGCCAGAATACACTCGGCCTAGATATAAGAAATAATCTTCCTTTTGATCGCTGAACTCAAAATCATCTGGGTCAAAGTAGTTGGGAATTACAGCATCATACCAATCTTGTTTGCAGTTGCCCACAGCCTGCAATCCATAATAGGCATGATAGATAGCGTATGATTCAAAGATTTTCCAACGTGCCCAGTGTCCGCCAGCATAGCCTATGCCAGGTTCTACACAGATTAGGTCTTGATGCGCATCGCACACAGGGCGCACACCCGATCCCCAGAAGGGCAGTATGAAGTCGTTTTTCTGTTTGCGCAGGCCTACTTCACGTATGGCATTTTGGTAGAAAGTTTTATATGCGTGATCTTCGACGTCAAACTTGAAAAAGTTTCTGCGCCAATCGTAGTTGCCATAGGCCTTTTCAAGATCTTGGTTGGTGATCACTGTGACATGCTCGTCACAGACCAAATCCGAATCTTCGTGACCATAGTGTATGATTTCGTGCCCACGGGCCTTCATCATTTTACCAAATTTGACAACCTTTTGGGTATAAGCACAGGCGTTGTATTCTTTGCTGCTTACTGTGTGAGGCAGCCCTAGGATGTGGAATCTCATAACGTAGTTATGATGGGTTCTCACGGATTTGTTAATATTTTTCTATCAGGTAATTTCTTGCCACTCTATGCTGGCATATACGTCTTGGTTGGTACCTGTAGTAGCCATAGTGATCACGTACTCGTATGGCACACCGGTGAACGGTTCACGCTCAAGTTGATATTCAAATCCAAATGCTTCTTGTGTGGGTGCTCCAGCAGTTTGATTCGAACTGTTGATAAAGGATTGCTCTGCGATGTCTCCTGACACCAAGGCCGTGGGTGCAAGATTGTATTGCACTGAACTGTCGGCAGCAGAGTCTACCCACGATCCACCTGACGTAATGGCTTTTTTGTACACACGGAACTGGAACACGCTCTGTGCTAAGGGAACCAAGGAATAGTTTATGGGTATGACCACAGCGTTTAAGTTGGTGCTCTTGAGACGGATGGCAATCACTGGCTTGAAACTTTGATCGTTGGGCAAGCGCACAGGGGTTCCAATGTTGTGCGAGGCTGCACGTGGGTTACCAGATCCTGTGAGTTGGAATCCACCTTCGGAAATCACTGAACTACATATCTGTGTCATCATGCTATTGCCAGAGGTGGCGCCAGTGTTGGTTATTTCATAGCGTATGGGCAAGGTGGCTGTGGTCATGTAGACTTTGGTGTTGCCGACCTGATTGGCATGATTGAATCTATGACAGATAACATAAGCGCCGTCAATAACGAATCCCACTCTCACTGTGCCCACACCCAACCACTCTACATCAGCAAACATGATCTGTGTGCGCTCAGGATGCAGATCTATACCTGTGGGATTGTTGGTGTTGACCACTCCCAGCAGCTGATTACCGTTCCAGGCATCTTGGCGCACACGTTCTTCTACTCCAGTGGAGCCTGAACGAATCACAAAGTAATTGTAAGTTCCGTCGTTTTCAAAAAATACACCGTCTGTGGCACTGAACAATCCCACTCTTTGTCGCAACCCAGGTTCAGGATCACTCATGCAGAATGTGTTTAGAGTCAGTTGACTCTTGCCAGGCTGGTAAGGAAATGCTTTCAGCGTTTCTCTCAGCACACTGTCTCCCGATGCCGATCCCACATTGAGTTGGTAAGAACTTTGATTTTGTACATAGACAACATTGCCTGTGCCTGTGACATTGGATGCAAACTGCTGATGATCAAAATATCGAGCTGCTGTATCAAACAGTGTGTAAGGGTTTGATACTCGTAGTCTGCCAAAAGCATCGCTTGTGGCTCCTGAAAATCCAGAAATGATTACATTGGCATCGTCGGCCAACACAACATTGGCTGTGCCCGAAACGCCCACATTGCCCGACACTACCCAGGGGCTGGTGCCTTGTGTGACATTGACGTTGCCTACAATGCCTACATTGCCTGACGTGATTGCCACGTTGGAGTTGCCTGTGATCACCCAAGGATTTGTGCCTTGTAGCACTGTGACATTGCCAACCACATTGACCGGCATGGTATTGCCAGTTATGTCAACGTTGCCCAATGCGCCAATGCTTACATTGCCCACTGATACGTTACCAATGAATGCTGCGTTGGTTCGAACAAATACGTTGCCCGTGGCTTCGTCCAGCTCCAGTGCCTGTGTGATATTGCGTAAGTACCAAGGGGCTACTTGAGTTGGATCAGGGTATGCCATTATCTATATCCTTTGAATGCCTTGACCGGACTGACTTTTTCCACAAAAGGCGGTTCTTCACTGGGACCCGTTGAAACCATTTTCTTACCGCCGGGTGTGCGGGTCATTTTTAATGCGGCATCAATTATTTTGTCAACACTGGGCACCATACCGGCCACAACACCGTGTTCGCCAAATGCTGTTTCAGGATTCCACTCAGGCATGTGTTCGTTTACACCATCTTGATGGCCGTGATCGGATCTGGCTCGTGCAATGGCCACACCAAATCGGTAGTTGTTGTAAGGGTCTGACGCACTGAGCCCTGGCAACACATAGGTGTAACGCATAGGATCAGCTTGCTCGGGAGGCAAATGGGCCTGTTCAGTGATGAACTCTCGGGCTCTCATCTTTGATACCCCGCGAAGCCCTTTACAGGACTGATTTTGTGAACATAGTCAGCTTCGGTGCTGCGATTGTCAGTTAACTTTTTGACTTCGCCTGCGCCCACTGCTTTGGCCGCAGCATTTACTTTTTCCAAGTCCGCATCTGAATAGGTGGCCAACAGCGGGTCGCCAGCAAATGCGCCAGCTGGGGGTGTTGGGAAATCTGGAGCACCTGCTAGTGCAATACCAAAGCGCCATTGTGTGTATGGACTGCCACCTTGTTTGGTCTGACTGATGTCAGGCATGGAGATAGCGCCCTTGAGAGCCGAACGATGTGACTTGGGAAGCTTTTTGGAGTTGGCAGGAACGTCTACTGCTGCGCCAAACTTTGCTTCTGCTACAAACTCACGGGCTCTCATGCTCTACGTCCTTTAAATCAAGGTGTCCAAACGGTGGTTCACCTCTGGTATTCTGCCACAACGCACGATTGCTCAGTATTTCTACCCAAACCCTAGTTTCGGGTCTGTTGAGTCTCCAGAAATCAAATTCTAAGTGACTGCTGACTGGTCTGCAATACAGCGTTTTTTCTCTCGGAACACACAGTTGCTGACTGGTAGTTCTGTACTTGTTAGCATCTGTGTTGGTTCTCATTATATTTAGCTGCGGATTGGCAGTATACACTTGGCACAATCCGTCAACCAAATCTTCAGGATTTTCAGCATACTCAACTACTCGTTGTGCTTGAGCAAGTCTAGCTTCGCTGGAGATGCGGTCCATTTCTTGTTGTTTGTCGCCTGATCCTCGCTGAAAGCCGGCCCATGGCAACCATAGCCCATGATTGGTTCTGGTCACAGTTTCTGACCGGGGTATTTGTTTGACCTTGTACTCATAGGGGCGAGTACCATCTTGATCTGCAGCTTCTATTAGATACAATGTATGCTGATCAAACACAATGGTACAACCTACTAACTTGTGTCTGATCAACAGTTTGACAGCGTCCTTGACATTGTCTTGCAGCAACGCAGCAGCAATGAGTTTTCCATCAGGGCTGGAGTCTGCTGTACCTGCTTCAACGTCTGGCTCGTCTTCCAGCACATCTAGGCTGGTGTTTAATATCGAAATACCGTGACTGTTAATGCCTTCTTTGTAGCCAGTGATCCGGTCGTGCATCATCATACGATCCACGCCGTTTTCTTCGCTTTCAATAAAGTCCAGTTTGGGAATGTACTTGCGGTCCCGATTTTTTGCCCCGGCCCACCCAATGCCAGGAAAATACTTGGCAACGATAATGCACATGATTATCTCTTGTAGCCTTTAAAGCCCTTGACTGGGCTAACGATATTGGTACCGTCGACTTCTTTGCTACCATCGCTGATGCCATCTTTTGGATGCATCTGTAATTTTTTCATAATGGCACGGAGTTTTTTCTTGTCATATTCAGTGTAGGCACTGAACATTGGCAAGTTGCCAAAGAAACCAATCTCGTCTTCTTTTTCAATGTCTTCGGGGTTCATGCCGGCCAGACTGCACACACGATAAAAATCGTAATAGCGTCCCCAATAGAGATCGCCTTTGCCGCCGGGCATGACCATGCCTGGGTGTGCTCGCTCAAACTCGTGGGCTGGCTTGGACCGATTGCCCGGAGTATAGGCGGCTTCGGAAACAAACTCTCGAGCTCTCATGATCAGTTGCTGCCGTAGCCAATGACACCGGCTTGTGCAGAACTTGCAGTGCCAAGTTCGAGTGCAGTAAATGGGGTTCCTACCACAGTTACTTTGTTGCCGGCACCAGAATAAACTTCAAACACTGTGTTGGCAGGGATACTGATAGCATTGCTATAGATATTACCGGCTGCATTGGCTGTGCCCAAGGCTGTGGCATAAACTTGATATGTCACCGCATTAGCGCCTGTGCTGATTTGCAATTTATCTGTGTAAACAGTAGCATTGGCAAGAGTGGTATAAACGTTGGCAGCCATTATTTGTTATCTTTCTGTGGCACATAAGGTTGATACAAACCACGTGTTTGATCCAGTACACCAGGAATATTAACTGGTTGCTGTTTGTATCCACCTTGTGCAGGACTGTGTGGGTTCTGCACAGGAGGTGTTGTCAAAGATTCGTTGTAAGGCTTGTACTGGTTCATGGTTTACCCCTTATAGGCTTTCCAAAGATTGGTCATACGGAAAATGCTTTCTTCGACCTTCTTGTCTTCTGCTTCCTTGTCGTCGGCAGCTTGCTTCATGGACTCTTCCCGGTCACCGTCTTTGTCAAGATCGATGTAGTCAGGCTTGGCTGCTTCTTTCAAACCAGCTAGGCTACGGAAACGTGCCAAGCTTTCTTCAATGTTTTCGTTGCACTTGCAAGGAGTGGCTTCGCAGACTTCGCACATTTCTTTGGCTTCGTCTAGTTCTTCTGTGCTTTCTTCCACAGCCATTACTTGCTCTTGTTCGTCAAGTTCTTCTTCGGCTTCCTCTTTCATGGTACGTTCCCATGGCTTGAGTTCGCTTTGTAGTCCGGCCATTTCCATCATACGACGCAGTTCATCTTCTTCTTGAGTGTGAACCGCGGTGTTAGGAATAGTAGTCTGCCCGTCGCCGGCCACATCAGTCTTGGGCTTGTTCAAGCCGCCTGAATATTGTAGAGCATCGTCGCTTTCGACTTCGTCTGTGGGCCAGTCTGGCTCATTTTCTGCCAAGGCTTCTTCGATGTCACCGCAACCACAGTCATGACTACCGCAGGTATCGCAAGCACCTTCGTCACCAGAGATTGGGCTTTGATTTCCCACAACTTCAACTTCGCCATGCTCATGACTGTCCATTTCACCGCCGCCACCTAGGCCAGCATTGCGAACAATACCTGCTAGTTTGATTGCGTCTTCGTCTGTGGCAGTGATGGTCAGGCTTTTGCCGCCTTCGGTACTATCACTGGCATTGATGCTCATTGACTCAGCAATAAGATTTTCAATTTCGCGATTCAGGCTGTCATAGATGCCTTTGCCAAACTGAACACCTTTGCCACTGGTTGGTGCGGCATCAGACTCTTCAGTTTTTTCTTTCTTCTTGCTCTTGACTTTCTCTGGCAGGCCTTTGTGCTTGGTGCTGGCAAAGTCTTCTGCGTCTTTTTTCTTCATGGTCTTGGCAACTTTGGCAACTTCGGGGCTTGCGGCTTTTTCGCCTTTTTGTGCAGCATGAACCATGCCCATAAACTTCTGTTGCTTCTTGCTTACTGCTTTTTCGTCCAACTCCTGCTCGCTTTCACGCTTCATGAGTTTGCTGGTTCCGCTTGGGCCTTTGGCTCCCATGGCTTTGCCTGTGCCTTTTGGTCTTCCACGACCGCGCTTGACTGGTTCTGTACCAGCTTCGTCATCGGCACCTACTGACATACCTTGGTCATCTGTACGACGTGTGACACGACGACCTGTGGCTGTGTGCTCAATGTCATGCTTGGCACCACGCTCTACACTGCCAATCTTTGGACGACTGTATTCTTTGCCCAGTTGGCTCCAGTCCGAACCTTCGTCAGTTTCTTGCTTGCCTTTGCCGGCACGCAACATAGCAAAGTCTTGTGCATCCAACTTGCCATTGTGATTTTTATCTAGCTTCTTTTGGCCACCTTTAAGAGCTCCACGCATGGCTTCGGCAGCAACGTCGCCCAGCATCTCGTCAACTTCTTTTTTGGCGCCGGCAATCTTGTCAGCAAAGGTGATTTTGTCTGCAGGGGGAGCAAGTTTGGCAAAACTCTTTTGCTTGGGGGTCATTGGAACACCACCTTCGCTTTCCATTGGACCATACTCTTCGCCCATGGGCTTCTTACCAGTTTGTGGTAGACCCATTTTCTTTTGCAGGTCTTTGCGCATGGCTTCGTCGCTGCCGTGTCCCAGGGTCTCAAGACCTTTCTTGGCCGCTTTCTTCATGCCTGCCTTAAGGCTGTCGAGCATGCCTTCGTCTACTTCGTGTTTAGCACGAATCTTGTCCATGGTCTTTTCGCTGGCACCTTCACGACCGGCTTTTTGCAAGGCCTTCATGCCTTGCTCGCCATATTTCTTCTTGCCTAGATAAGCCTGCAGTGCAGACTCATCAGTTTCGGCACGTTCGTTCAACTGCTTGTGCTCACTCTTGGGAGTATCCAATACTTCTTTGAGTTTTTTATTCATGTCGTAGAAAAATGTCATTTTGATTATCCTCTTGGGTGGGCACCAGTGGCTGGTTTTGCTGGACGAACTATTTTGGTCATTGGGCTTTTGACGCCCATGGCCAAGTCGTTTGTTGTTTGTGCTGGAGCGGTCTTTCCACCAGCTACTGTGAAATCTGAACGATAGGCATTCTTGAGCACAGCGTGATCATAAGGACCAGTTGAATAGTCTTTGATCAAGGCCCGTTGCTCTGCAGTATCAGCAGGATAGTCAGTGTCGCTCAACAGATCTTTGTTTTCGTCTTCAATGCGTTCGTACTCTTGTACCAAGCCATCAACGTGAGCCTGTGTCTGCATCACAACTTTGTTGGGATCCATGCCCATGAGTTGTGCCAGTTGCTTGATCTGTGGCTCAATGGCTGGGTAACGGAAGCTCACATCAATCATTGAAACTTTCTCATTTTGAAAGTTTGGAAAATCTGTGGGGATCTTCTGGATTGGTGTGGTTTTAACATCACTCATTTTGACAGGATCAAATTGATCCAGTTTGGATTTGAGTTGGCGAACAAACTCTGTGGTTACGTCGCCGCACATTTTGATGCGGTAATCGTAAGTGCGTTCGCTTTCGGCAAGATATTGTGCGAATGGTTTCATTGTCAGATTCCTATGACGTATTTATTCTTTTTTGGTGTTTTCCTTGTTGCCGGCGATGATACGCTCCAACAAGTCGTTGCGGCTCAGTACCATGCCCTGTGCTGTGGGTATGGCTTCGTCGTCGCCTTCTTTGGCAGCAGCGGCAGCGGCCTGTTGATCCAGTCTGGCTTTTTTGAGCTGAAGATCAATCATCTTTAACTTCTTGTCCAGCTTGGCTGTTTTTGCTGTGATAGCATGACCCAACATATTGCTGGCTACACTAAAGATTTCAGATGCAAATCGTGAATCCACTTGCATACCAAGATCCATTAGATCTTTGTAGCTGCCGGTAGCGAGCCCAGCAAGTTCATCCATTTCTGTGTCAGTGGCATCCAGGCCGCGCACAGCAGGCAATGCCGAATCGATTTTGTCAATGGCATCATCTATGGCAGCAAGTTTGTCGCGATTTTCGGGAATGGCAGGAACAGATGTATCTACATCTTGTTCTGTAGGTGGAAGATCAAACAGTTCCTCAAGTTTTCTGGTCATGACCTATTTATAGGTTATTTCGACCCGTTCCTAAACATTTCGTTTTCGGTGATAACTCTAAAAGTTAGGCCGTTTTGTTTGGCCCATTTGGTAGCAGCGTCCCACTTGGCATAGTTAACTGCAATCACAGCACGCTCGCGTGGGTTTTGTCCTTCGCTCATCATGCTCTGTCCAGCAGGTTTGATTTCAATCAGCTCGGCTTTGACTGTGTTATTTCGTGTTCTGTAAGTGATTAGAAAGTCCGGCACATAGTTGGTCATTTTGCCGGTAATGGGGTGGCGATAAGGAATACGCACACTTTCGCTAGCCCATTGTAGGATGCTGTCATTTTCATCACAGAATCTCATGAAGCTGTGTTCCCAGCCTGATCTATAACGTGGGCTGCCGTTGCCCACATATTTTTTTCCGTTGATTACTTGATAAACACCCTGTGCCCACTTGCTCATTGTATTACAGATCTGGCAGCGTAGTAGTTTGGCGCAGGGTTGGCATTGACGCCCAACAGTGTAGCATTGCTACGAATGTTATTAAGGAAATAGGCCATGTTCACTGTCAGGTCCAGGCCAGTTCGACCTTTCATGGTATCCAACAATGTCAACACAGGAATCTTTGTGTAGTCTGCCACTCGGAACAGGCTCACAGTCATATTGCCGGCCACACGAGCATTGTCCATGGTCTGTTTGAAGAAACTGTAGACAATGTCGTATTCTGCTGCAGGAACATTGACATCATACTTGTAGAATTCATCAAAAATTCTCACTGACAAATCAACATTGGTATTGGTGTAATTTACTGTGTCGTTGTTCATTTTTAGAAACCAGTTTGATTAGTAGTATTGGCCTTGGGGAAAATAAAGCTGTCAGCCTTGTTAGCCACTGATTTCACAGCACCAGGCAAGCTTTGCTGAATAACTTGTTTGCCAAGTGCAGTGGATTCAGCAATGGCAACACTCTTGATGTCTTTGCCTTTCCAAGTATTGTAGGCTGTGCCGGCTTTTTGTGCTGCACCGATCAGGCCCAATACACTGCCACTCTGTAGATCTTCAAGAATACCAGTTCCAGTGGCCAACAAGCCACCCTGTCCAAATATGCTGGCTGTGCTACCTGCCCGGCTAATTGGACTGCGAGTGTTGTCGTAATGTGCATAATCTGGCCAGGCCACATTGCGATCTGGTTTGCCCAATGCGCCTGAATAATATTTCACAGTTTCATACGCAATGGTCATGGAGTTTTGCATGATTCCATTGCCCTGACTGTAGTCGTATTGATCGTGACTCCAGTTGGTGATGATGGGATTGATCAAAATATATCTAGCATACTTGTGCTGATCAAATCCAAATACCTGTATGTCTCTAAAGAACGGTGGCTTACCCGATGCCGAACTGGTCCCATCGGTATAGCTTTCACCAATGAAGCCCCAGTCGTTGACATTGGCCACACGATCTTGACTGTAGATGTCACGAGCATTGTAATCCATGCCAGTTTGGTAGTTAGTTATGTCTCCGATGCTTCCATTGGTAGCCGATACGCTGTTGTACTTTTGTGCAGGATCTTTGTAGTAGTAGGAATAATACTGATACCACATTTCACGAATGTTGTCACCGCCGTCATCATGAAACGTCACAGTCACTGGTTCATAATTGATTTTTGTTTGAACCACACGCTTGCGATTGTATTGATTCAGAGTGTCAGTCGAGATAGTGTACTTTGGCAAATCGATGGTCTTGACTGCCAAGCTGAGATTGTAAATTTCACTGGCGCCAAATACTTTGGCATTTCGGAGAGCAGGGATCTGTCCCACATTGAGTGTGAACACAACGTGGAAGAGAAATTTAAATCTTGGTTTGAGTTCAAACGAGTTAGTCGCAAAGACTTTGCTTGCGTGAGTGTAATCACGCAAGCTGTCGACTGCTGTAAAGCCTTTGAGGAAGTCTTGCCCGAATGTAGGCATTGGTTAATCCTTGATCCGGGATTAACCTAGACCTGAAACGGTACCAGCGATTGTTCTGCCTACGCTGGTTGGTAGTGAACTTGGTCCAACACCGCCGTTGCCTTGCTGGCCTTGGTTGGCGTTGTCGTAAGCAATGGTCATGTTGATTGTTGCTGCTTCGTTGGTGCCATAGTTCATTGGACCGTAGTCAACTGTCTTGAGATAGCAACCATACAGTTCCCATGATTCAAGCACAACAGGCTCATTGGCGCCGTTGCCACCGTCGAGAATTTCAAATGTGGTCTTGAACTTGTAGTCAATGCCACTGGCAGCTGAACTCATTTCAACAAAGTCCAACTGCTTTTGTAGCTGCTCACCTACCAGTTTGGACACGTTTCCACCTGCATCGTCTCTGACTTCGCAAGTGACGTCTGTCCAAGCGTGACGACCGGCCAGTTTCAATGTTGAGTTGTAAATTGGCAGTGCAATTTCTTCAAATTGTAAGTTGGGACGGGTAAAGCTGATTACTTGCTTGCTGAGTTCGGTTGTAACTCCACC